GAAAGTTGTACAACATCTTGAAGACCGGGCTATTGAAGTTGAAGGAGACATGCTTAGCGCTGTTAGCGCGATTAGTTGTAATAATGATAAAGCCCTTGGAAGCATTATTGCAGAAGCTTACCAAAAAGTAGGTAAGGACGGTGTCGTACTCATGGAGGAAGGTGACACCGATGAAACGCATGTGGAGTTAGTTGACGGGGTGCAGTTTGATTGCGGGCTTACGTCGCCGCACTTCGTCACTAACACTGATAAACATCTAGCTGAGCTAGATAACCCATACGTACTAATAGTATCTAGCGAGATACCTAATGTGCGTAAAATACAAGGTGTATTAGAGCATGTCATTAAAAAGGGACGTGCTTTACTTGTTATAGCTCCAGTAGCACAAGGTGTTAAGTCTGCTCTTATGATGAACAAGGTGAAAGGTAATATCAAGATCAATATCATTGACTTGCCAGGCTTTGGTCCTACTAAGAAAGACGCTACAGAAGATATAGCACTTATGACGGGAGCTACAGTGATAGATGAAGAACTAGGTGATGATCTCGATCTTATTACTCCAGAGCATCTTGGTGAAGTTGAGTACTCTGTAACTAGCGATAGTAATACGGTTATAACTTTAGAAGAAATGACCGAAGAGATACAAGAACGCGTTGATCAAGTTGTTAAAAGAATAACTGAAGAGAAAAACGCTTTCTTTAGAAAAAAGCTAGAAGAAAGATTAGCTATGCTATCAGGTTCTGTAGGTATAATAAAAGTGGGTGCTGCTTCTAAAGTGGAACTTAAAGAAAAGAAAGATAGAGTTGAAGACGCTATCTATGCTACTAAGGCCGCTTTGAAAGAAGGGATTATCCCTGGAGGAGGTTCTGCGTTATGGTGGGCTTCTAAGAAAATTTCTCCCGCTAACGCGGGTGAGGAAATCCTCCTTGAGGCTATTAAGTCTCCAATGATGACTATCCTAGATAATGCTGGCCTTGCAGATATTAAGTGCGAAGGTGAGGATTATTGCGGTATTGATGTTATATCTGGTAAATGCACCGATATGATCGAAGCAGGAGTGGTAGACCCGGTTTTGGTAACAAAATCGGCGCTGAAAAATGCGGTGTCAGTGGTATCAACTATTATATCCGCAGATTGTGTAATCTCAAATGCTAGAGCAGATGAAAGCAATAAATGATTACATAGTGGTAGACGTAGAGAAAGTAGGTCCTAAAAAAGTTGGTGGCTTACTTCTCACAGAAGAACTAGACGAAACAAATAGGTATGTAAAAGCTACGATTATCTCTACAGGTAATCTAGTTGAAGGCCTAAAAGACAACGATATTATATATTTCGACAAACACGCTGGGCATGGTATAACCTGGGCAGACACAATGTACCATGTAATCCGAGCAAGAGATGTAGTGCTAGTGGAGTAACTACTTCGCTAAACGTGTGATATATATATTAGACCTAAACCTTAAACTGCAAACCCTAAACGGTAAATCATAAACAATTACTAATTAAACAATTTTAAAATGGCAACAACAGTAAAATTTGTAGATTCATTAACATCAGGAGTTTCGATCAATCCAGATCGCTTCCTTGGTGCTGTGATATCTGCAGCCGGTAGAATGGAGTTAAACTTCGCCAAGACAAACGGTGCCGCAACTGGAACTACGTTAGTTGATCTTAACGTAACAGATGGCGCATCAGGCGTAGAACAAAAAAGAGTTTTCCAAGCAGTAGCTAACGCGCTTGGTGGACACCCAAGACATGGTGCAGTAGTAGAAGTCGCGGATGACGTGGCTGGAACTTACATACACCCAGACATCACAGGAATTCAAGCAATAACACTATAATCATGGCAGAAAATTATTTATTCTTCGCAGAAAACGAAGACAACGACGCGGATGGCGATGCGGTTATGTTCCCTCGCTCTAAATTCTTGGGCGCTGTGTCAACAGCAATTACTACGTTAGAGTTTTTCTTTAACGATAGAGAAAACGCGGCAGCTAATGATGATGTGTCGTGCACTATATCAACTGGACAACACCTAAACGTGTGTGATGAGTTTGCTTCATTAGCCAACTCAAATAGAAACAATACTAATAACTTTACTGTAATTAGAGATTTAAACGATAAGTTACCTTCTAATGAAGGTGCGATTAGCGCTTCAGGTATCTCTAAGATTTCAGCAATAGCAATTACTACATCATAATGGAAACTTATTTATACTTTAGAAAATTCCGTCCTGCTAGTCAATCGTTTACAATTTCAGCTACTAACGTAAGTAACTGGGCAAACATTGACCAAGGATCAGCAACAAGCTTTATGGAAATAACAGGTATCGGCGCGGCTTACAATACGGCTGGATACTTAATTGGATCTGAAACGGAAATCGCTAGTGTGTCTGTTAAAGCTGTTGGAAGTAACAGTAATGTTGGTAGTAATATCTCTGGTGGTGCAGTTGTGGCAGACGAGGTGTCAAGTATACCTATGGCTGCAGTAGATATTGGTAACAGTAGATTAAGAATCGAGCCAGCAACTGGTTCTGGAGACTCTGATAACAAAGACACAGCTGATGGTTATACATTGGTGGCTGGTGATATTGTGACAGTTAATCTCCAACAAGGTCTTGAGACTTCGGTAATGTACCCAGCAAGCTCGCTAATCGGTATAGAGGCTACAGCGACAGGTCAAACTACGTTGAGGTTTAAGTCTTTAAAAAACGATGGCAGCGATGATATCATTACTATAGATCACGACGCTACTAAGTACGAGAACATTGTAGAAGGTATTAACGCTATTATAAACGGAAACAATCACGGAGGTGTTGTTACTGTTGTGGATGGTAGCGGCGATACGGAGGCGAGTCGAATTCCGCGTGTTAACAAGGCTTTACAAGGACTTGGCATTGATGGCCTAGGAATAGTACTAGAAGCTAGCTACTAGTGAGACTAACAGCGCAAGATTTGCGTGATATGAATATCCTTAAGTACTACAGGCTCACGCGTAAGTGGGCCTGTAAGACTTACGGGTTAACAGATGCTGATCTAGAACTACTTATATATCTAGATCATAAGGGTAGATTTACCCGAAACGAATTTATCGAGGGTGCTTACACGTATTCTTGGGACAAGAAAAGGTGGGAGAAACTCCGAGCAGCCGGTTGGATAGAAGTCTGGCGACATAGAAACAGAACGAGTATTAAATACTCTATATTTAAAACTTCTTTCAAATGCTCTCAATTAGTGAGCAGAATTTACAGAATATTACTTGGCGAAGAAGATCTACCAACCTCAGAACGAAGTATTTTTTATAACAATAAATCGTATACAGATAAAGTCTACAACAAAGCGATAGACGATATGATACGAGATAAAGACAGATAAAATGGCTTTTAAATTAAAATCAGGAAATAAAACATCGTTCAAAATGATGGGTTCAAGTCCTGCTAAACAAAAAGTCCACGGTGGTGGATACAATGATCCAAACGATCCAAAAGAAGCACAGCGCGAAAAAGAAAGGGCTGATAGTTTACGAATGAAAGAGGTAGGTAAGACTATAGGCAAAGCAGCTATTAAAGGAGCAAGATCACTAGGTAAAACCGAGGGGGAATTCCCAGTTCCAACATGGGCAAGCGAATTCAAGGGTGGCGAAACCTCTGAAACCTCAAAATCTCCTGCTAAGCAAAAGAACAAAAGAATAGCAAGGAGAGTAGAGAAGGGTGATAAGTTAATGAATGAAGCAAGGGAGCTTAAGACAATGGGTAAAGCGCGTACTGAAGGCGGAGCTTGGACGGGTGCTTGGCGGGAAAGCGGCATTGACGTGCAACCAATGCAACCAATGCACATGAAACCTGAATTTAGCCATCCGGATGCTTCACCAAAGGAACACCGTAAGATGAATAGAAAAATCAATAAGGAAGTTAGAAAGCATAATAGAACGGCTACGCCTAGTTACACTCGTTACACGGATATTAATCCAGAACAGGCATTACCTAGTCACGCCGTAGATTATCAAATTACAGAAGACGATAAAAAGCAAGGGCAAAAAGATCTTAAAAAAGCAGATAGAAAAGCAAAAAGAGGTGGTAGAAAGTACAAGAGAGCTGGATTAGTAGAACAACCAGGTGGAAGGGAAGGTGTTTTAATTACTAAAGATAAGAAGAAATGGATTGAAGATTTAGATAAAAAATCAGATTCTCCTGCTAAGCAGAAAGCAAAAACTGAATACACAGGAAGAGGTAGACATAGTGACGAAATAGGCGTAGCTGATTACAAAAAAGGTTTTTACGAAAAACAAGGTAAAAAAGGTACAAAAGGCACGGCTGTTACAGTTATAGAAGGTCAAGACAAAGCTAGGTTAGAAAGATACGGCGTGGGTAGAAAAAAGCATAGCGATAAAGAGATATCTGCCAAAAGAGCTAAGAGAATTATGCGCCGTAAAGGGAAATCACACAAAGAAAGTCTTGACTAATGGCATTTAAACTGGAAAAACCTGTTATGTTTAGTACTGAAGGGTACAAGAGGTATTCTCCAGATGTAAATAATAAACAAAACGTTATCCCGAGTGGAGATATAACTATGGAAGATGTAGATTTTCCAGTGCACGGTGTGGATAATAAAGGAAATGAAAAAATAATGGAACCTGGTAAAAAATATAAATTTCCAGGAGATAAAGTATTAGAAACACCAATAAATAAATAACAAAATTATGGCATTTAAAATGAAGGGGCACACGTTGCCTGGACCGTACCAACAGAAAAGAACTGGACCAAAAGATCAGTCAAAAAACGATCCTAATAATCTAGGTTTAGGTACAACTGTTACAAACCCAGGAGCAGAGGTACCTGGATCTCCTGAAGTCACTACTACGAAGTGGATAAAGGGTGCAAATCCTAAATCTTATTCTGACTTGCACAACATGCCAGTTCCAGTTGGACGTGACGGGAAACCAGCGGCAAACGCTACGAAAGAAGAAAAGGCGAGATTTGAAAGGTGGCAAGCTAGTGAAAAAGCATCTTCTCCTGCTAAGCAAGGTTTTAAACCTTCAAAAATCAAAGATAGCGATAAGATTACTGGCACAAAAACTAGCAAGACTGGTAAGAAGTCTGTGAAGCGCAAAGGCGACACGAAACCTGGTGGACTGAAGACATCTAAATCCTCTCCAGCTAAATGGGTGCAAGCCGCAGCTCAACTCGCGCCAATGGTAATGGGTGCGTTAGGAAATAAGAAGAAAGAAGAGTAATTATCCAATGGGATTTAAACTAGGTAAACGATCACTTCCTATAGCTAGTCAAGGGAAACTAAAAAAGTCTATGCCTTTCAATATTGTTAGGCGTGACTTAGACCCTGGCATCAATGCTGAAGCAGAGGACGAGAACACAATAGTTATAGATAAAAGCATACCGGAGGGTAGCAGAGTCTTTAAAAAAGCTGTTGCTCACGAAGCTGTGCATTGTAACGAAATGGGGAGTGGTCAATTAGCCTATGGAGATGATTGGGTGCGTGATGGTAACAACACATATGCGAGGAAAGACGGTAAGATAAAATATAACGGCAAGTGGCACGAGGAGGGAAGCATGGCATTTCCTTGGGAAAAGAGGGCTAAAAAAGCAGAGAAAAATGTTTGAAATATTTAAAGATACAAACGACTGGAACGAGAAATCAATCATAGGTTTTATAGCCTTTGGGATAATGGTTGTCGTAATGGTGTTAGACGCGGTCTCTGGCTTCGCCGGAACTGATTTAGTAATTAATAAGTTTGTCTACGACTCTTTTGTCTGGGTGGTTTTAGGATCATTCGGTATTAGTGGTATGGAAAAATTCGCAAAGAAATAAGATATGGCATTTAAAATGAGAGGGTTCTCCGGGTTTAAGCAGCGAAGGAACAAGAAGAAGAATAAAGAAACTGAAGTTGACTACAGCTTGCCATACTCAGGCACTGAAGGAAAAAGCATCAGCAGATCAGCCGCTGATAAGATGTATAACTCTAAAGTAACGTCAGAAGAGCGTCAACTAGGATCTACGTTAACTAAAGACACTGAGGGTAACTATACCCGTAGAACTAAGCTGTCTTCTCCCGCATAAGAAACGAAATCACATGAACGTATTAAGTAAAATATTCTCTGCTGGAGCCACTGAGCTTGTAAAGGGTGTAGGTGGAGTACTAGACAACCTAACCACGTCGAAAGAAGAGAAGTTAGAGGCAGAGAGGAAAGTAAAAGAATTAGTAGCCAGCTACGAAATTGAGATGGAGAAGAATATCACATCTCGCTGGGAAGCGGATCTCAAGTCTGATTCATGGCTTTCAAAGAACGTAAGACCCGTAGTTCTTATATTCTTAATAGTATGCACGATGCTGTTGATATTCATTGATGCTGGTGCAATCAGTTTTAACGTGAAGGATTCCTATGTGGACCTTCTTCAATTAGTATTAATAACAGTGATCGGTGCGTACTTCGGTGGTAGATCACTAGAAAAAGTAAAAAAATAAAATGGGAATTAATTCACAAGGAGTTGCTTATAACTTTGGGCAAATGGGCAGCGCTTACACAGATCTAGAAAAGAAAATCATACCTCCACAAGATATGGTTATATGCGCTATAACATTTATAGAAGCTAGTACACCAACAGTGTTAACACCAGAAAAACTAGACGACAGAGGACCTGGTTTTGTTGGTATAACTCAAAGCACAACTGATGTTGTTGGAGCGGCTGATGATTACATAAACTTTCATGGTGCAGCACAAGCCAACTGTGATACGGCGGATACTTATGCAGCTGGAACTGCTATTTCAGTATCAGCAACTACAGGTACTATAAAAGTAGGGCAAGCAGTGCTATTGGTGTTAGATGCTGATCACGAGGGATCTGGTTTAACTATTGATGCTGAAACTCCAACTCCAATATATAATGGACCAAATAAACGCGGCGTGTTTGTCACTGGGATTGCGGCAAATGGAGATCCCATATTAGACACCGAAATTTCTCCAGCCGTAAATCAACATTTAATATTCTTAGGACCTCAACAAGGTGCAGGTGGATTAACAGCTGCTGGAGCAGTATATCCAGCTGGAATGACAATATACGGTAGGTGGACAGAGTTTCAAAATGACGCCAAAGGAGCAATTTGTTACTTCGGTTACTAATGTCATTAGGTAACGCTAATACTTCAGCTCAATCTGGGGGTAAAAATAAACCTATAGTAGTAAAACGAAGAAAAGAAGTTGTAGCTGCAGTAGGCTACACTCAAATATCTGCGTCTCCTAAGCAATCATCAAACGCTTGTTCTGTTAACACGTCTAGTGGGCTAACCGAAACTTACTACCACGACGGTAGTGCAGCATTACCCGCTCAATTCGATCAAGTTTACAGTAAAAGACAAGCTAGTGATCGTTTTTACCTACAACCTGGTCACTATAAAACCTCAACCGGCACGCTACACCAAAGCTTTGAGATAGCTAGAGCTGGAACAGTTATAGCTGTAACAGGGTGTAAATCGTAAAGAAATGCTAGGATTAGGAAAAGGAATACCAAGGGCGACACAAAGCATGCCAGCTGCGATTATGGGTAAAAGCTTGTCGTATACTAATTCGCACTCGCTTGCATTAGTTGGAGAGGGAGACGCCTTTAATACTCAAACAGCTCTCCAAACACAATTTAGAGATAATTTTTCTATTTCAATGTGGATGAAGCTGGATGATGGTCGCACAGCTAGTACAGAGTATCCCTTTGCTACGCTTAAAACCGGTAATAACGTAGGTTTCTCTGTGTCTGCTATTGGAGCTCTTGCGGTAACTCATTACGCAAACTCTGACTCTATGCTTTGGATAAGCGGTGCAGTAATTCCTAACGACGCTACAGACTGGATTCATATAGCTTTCGTTGCTACGAGAAATCCTTCAGGAGTACGTACAACTTATGCTATTTACGTAGACAATGTAGAGATATCAGGTACTACGTACTTTGGAGTAAGTGATACAAACCACCAGGCTTACGCAAGTGATATCCCTTTAGTTTTTGGGGCTCAGAATAACTCAGGGACAATCTCGAATACGATAGGAGATGGAGGGTTTATAGACGAGTGTGCTGTTTTCACTACTGCATTGACCTCTGGTCAGGTAAGCGCAATATATAATGATGGGGTTCCTACAGATCTAACTGGCCACGATAATTTATATCTTTATTATAAACTGAACAACAGTGTTACTGACGAAGTAGGCAATAGCAATGGAGTTCTTGTCAATAACGCGGCGTTCTCAACTACAGTTCCAAGCTAATGGCTATATACACAATACTAACAGAGGCAGAAGCCTCAAATTACGGCGAACACGAAGCGATACAGCATGCTTACATGGGTGTTGACAATCCAAAGAGACTAATGCTAAAGTTTGACGGTTCATTACCAAGCGAGTTAAATTCGTTTGATTCATATACAGAAGAACAAGTCCAAGCGATGCAAGCGGATGCTGGCAGCGATTGGCACATACAATAAACAATTTTAATTTAATACAATATAATTATGGGAAAAAAGAAAGAAAAGGTTATAGACCTAAAACCAGAGAAGATCTCTGAACTAGAGTTAAAGGGACTACAGAATGTAGTTTCAGCTATCAATAAGCTACAGTTTGACATAGGGACGATGGAAGCGCAGAAACACGCTGCTTTACACGCATTATTCCAGGGGAATGAAAAGCTGACTGAGATACAAGAAGGTCTTGAGAAAACATACGGTACTAACGACATCAACATTGGCGATGGTACTATAAACTACAAGGAAGATGAGCCATCTGATTCGTAAGATCACGATAGGTAAAGACTACAAGAATGACTCCATGCACTATGCCGTAGGGCAAGAAGTGTATGGTGGTCATACTATTTGCGACATATTAGAAGAGGATGAAAAATACTCTATTTATATACGTAAGGGTAAGGCGGTTATACCTTGGAAGGACTTTAACAAAAATATGGCTATATCTGTTGAATATAATCTAGAGTATTAATGCAATCGCTTTACAATTTTATTGTAGAGCCTATAGGTGAAAGATACAATAATACCGCTAAAGTCGGAGATAAAGAATTAATACTTAACACAGACATATTCAATCATTATCACGTTAACAGGTTTGCTAAAGTTTTATCTATACCAAAACTAGGTGATACAGATATACGGATTGGTGACACCGTTATAGTACATTTCAATGTTTTTAGACGCTGGAATGATATGCAGGGAAACGAGCGAAACAGTAGATCATATTACGAGGAAAATAAGTATTTCGTGAATGATGATCAAATCTTTTTATATAAACGCGATAAGGAATGGATGTGTCCTAAAGGATATTGCTTCGTGCAACCTATTAAGGACAAAAGCCAGTTAAACGCTGATATTGAAAAATCCTTAGTCGGCGTGGTAAAACACAGCGATGGCAAAGTGGAATTAGACTCTCTCGTGGGTTTTAGACCTAGAACAGAGTGCGAGTTTGTTATCGATGGTAAACGCTTGTATCGCATACCATCTCAATTTATTACAATTAAATATGAATATCAAGGAGACGAAGAAGAATATAATCCAAGCTGGGCATAGAGCGGTTGAGGAATTAATCAAAGTAGCTAAAGAAGCTATTGTTGATTCAGATGATGACATATCAGCTGATAGACTCAAGAATGCCGCTGCCACAAAGAAGCTTGCAATCTTCGACGCCTTCGAGATATTAAACAGAATCCAAGAAGAAGAAAATCTTTTAGAGGGTAGAGCACCTGAAGAAAAGAAAGAGAGAGTATTCAAAGGTTTTGCTGAGGGTAGATCTAAATAATGTACGAACAGACTTTATATAAGATAATAGAGCCTATAAAGAAAACTACTCTTACCAGATTAAATAGAGGTAAGAAGTGGAAGTATGGTTATAATAAAGAACACGATATAGTAGTTCTTTCGCATAACGGGGTTATAGGTGATATATACGAAATACAAGGGTTTAAGATAGCTTTACCCAAACCCCCTAAAAACGTGTTTAAGCACGAGAAGAACAAGTGGGTTAAAGCAGAATATCCTAAGGAGCTTAAGCGTATTAAAAATATATTCGACTGGAGAGATTATCCAGAAGAACAGAAGGAAAAGTGGTACGACTATATTGACGAGGAATTCAAGCGAAGAGAAGAAGGATTCTGGTTTACCAATAATGGAGTACCAACTTGGATAACAGGTACACACTACATGTACCTACAATGGAGTAAGATCGACGTTGGAGCGCCAGACTTTAGAGAAGCCAATAGACTGTTCTTTATATTTTGGGAGGCTTGTAAAGCCGATAAGAGATGCTACGGAATGTGCTACCTTAAGAATCGTCGTTCGGGATTCTCTTTTATGAGTTCAGCAGAAACAGTTAACTTAGCCACTATATCAAGTGATAGTAGATATGGGATCTTGTCTAAGTCTGGTGCCGATGCGAAGAAGATGTTTACAGACAAAGTGGTACCTATATCAATTAATTACCCTTTCTTCTTTAAACCTATACAAGATGGTATGGATCGTCCAAAGTCGGAGTTAGCGTATAGGGTTCCTGCAAGCAAGTTTACTCGTAGGAAAATACAGAGTAATGAGAAGCTGGAGGAGTTGGCTGGTCTTGACACAACTATCGATTGGAAGAACACTGGCGATAATAGTTATGACGGTGAAAAGTTAAGCTTGCTAGTACATGATGAGAGTGGTAAATGGGAGAGACCTGATAATATATTAAACAACTGGCGAGTTACTAAAACCTGTCTAAGGTTAGGTAGTAGAATCGTTGGTAAATGCATGATGGGTAGTACCAGTAACGCATTAGATAAAGGTGGAGATAATTTTAAAAAGCTATTCAATGATTCTGACGTATCAAGACGAAATCGTAATGGACAAACGAAGTCTGGGCTTTATTCTCTCTTTATCCCAATGGAATGGAACTATGAAGGATTTATTGACGAGTACGGACTTCCAGTCTTTGATAATCCAGGTGATGATGAACGACTGGGACCAGACGGTGAATTAATAGACGTAGGCGTAGTAACTAACTGGGAAAATGAGGCTGAGGGTTTAAAAGATGATCAAGACGCGTTAAACGAGTTTTACCGTCAATTTCCTAGAACAGAGGAGCACGCGTTTAGAGATGAGACTAAAAACAGTATATTTAACTTAATTAAGATATACGAACAAATAGACTATAACGAAAGTAGTAGACACGCAACGCACGTTACTACCGGTAGTTTTCAATGGGAGAATGGTGTTAAAGATACAAAGGTGACTTTTTATCCGGATCCAAAAGGCAGATTTAACGTAAGTTGGGTACCTCCAGCTAACTTACAAAATAAAATTGTAATTAAAAATGGAATTAAATATCCTGGCAACGAGCACGTGGGAGCCTTTGGCTGTGATAGCTACGACATTAGTGGTACTGTTGACGGTCGCGGCTCGAAAGGTGCTTTACACGGATTAACGAAATTTTCTATGGAAGACGCGCCAGCGAGCACGTTCTTCTTAGAATATATAGCAAGACCACAAACCGCAGAGATGTTCTTTGAAGACGTGTTAATGGCGCTGGTGTTTTACGGCATGCCTATACTCGCGGAGAACAATAAGCCAAGATTACTATACTATTTACGCCGAAGAGGCTATAGAGGTTATAGTATGAACAGACCAGATAAGGTGTGGAATAAGTTATCTGTAGCAGAAAAAGAAATAGGTGGAATACCTAACTCTAGCGAAGATATTAAACAAGCTCACGCAGCGGCAGTTGAAATGTACATACAGCGTTATGTTGGACACTTAGGTGAAGAAAATTACGGAAGTATGTATTTTGCAGAAACGCTTAACGATTGGGCAAAGTTTGATATTAACAAAAGAACAAAACACGACGCTACGATCAGTTCAGGTCTAGCGGTAATGGCTTGCAATAGACACTTATACACGCCGCACATGAAAACAGAAAAAGAATCTTTAGGTTTGAATATAGCTAAATACAACAATAAGGGATTTACATCTCAAATAATTAAATAACTATGGCGGAATCAGTAAACGTTAACTTCCCTTCTCAAGTGGTAAGCGATCTGGAGAAAGTTTCTTCAGAATACGGTCTTAAGGTTGCTAAAGCTATTGAGCAAGAGTGGTTTAATGGAGCTAGTTCTAATAGATATCTAGACTTCCAACATAAGTATCATAATCTAAGATTATATGCAAGAGGAGAGCAGTCAATACAGAAGTACAAGGACGAGTTGTCTATTAATGGTGATTTATCGTATCTTAATTTAGATTGGAAACCAGTACCAATTATACCTAAATTCGTTGATATCGTCGTTAACGGTATGTCTGAGAGAATCTTCCAAGTAAAGGCACATTCTCAAGATCAATATGGTGTAAGCAAACGTACGGATTACATGGAATCGTTAATACGAGACATGAAATCTAGAGAGTTCAACGATATGGCGGCATCGCTATTTAACGTTGATTTGTACGAGAATGATCCAGCTATGCTACCCGACACAGAAGAAGAGCTATCATTACACATGCAGCTTAACTATAAGCAAGCTGTAGAACTTGCAGAAGAGCAAGCTATAAACGTTTTATTAAAGGGAAACAAGTACGATCTTACTCGCCGTAGGATGCTTTACGATTTAACTGTATTAGGTATTGGCTGTGTTAAAACGGGATTTAATTGGAGTGATGGAGCGACTGTAGAGTACGTTGATCCGGCTAATATCATATACTCGCATACTAACTCCCCGTATTTTGAAGATATATATTACATAGGTGAGGTTAAAACTATTACTTTAAACGAACTTGCTAGAGAGTTTGATCATTTAACTCTTGAAGATTTAGAAGAAATTCAAAGAGGTCCATTAGGAGGACGTGCAGGTACTTACAATACCCAGAGATCTGTCAACGACAAAAACAAAGTTGAAGTCTTGTATTTCAACTACAGAACGTTTATGAATGACGTTTATAAGATCAAGGACACAGCGACTGGAGGAAAGAAAGCTATAAAAAAGAGCGACTCGTTTAACCCACCAGCTAGTAAGCAAGGTGACTATAGCAGAATGCAGCGAGCAGTAGAGTGTGTGTTTGAAGGAGCTATAATTTTAGGGACCGACAAGATATTAAAATGGCGTAAGGCTGAAAACATGATGCGTGATAAGAGTAATTTTAACAAAGTTAAAATGAACTATACTCTAGTTGCTCCTAGGATGTATGATGGCAGAATCGAGTCTATTGTAAGTAGAATTACTGGGTTTGCTGATATGATTCAGTTAACACATTTAAAGTTGCAGCAAGTAATGTCGCGAATGGTTCCTGACGGAGTATACCTTGATGCCGATGGACTTGCTGAAATAGATTTAGGTAATGGCACTAATTACAATCCGCAAGAAGCATTAAACATGTTCTTCCAAACTGGTAGTGTAATTGGTAGAAGTTTCACTGGTGACGGTGATCCTAACCCAGGTAAAATACCTATCCAACAGATAGCTAATGGAGCTGGTCAGAATAAGATAGCTAGTTTAATACAGACGTATAACTACTACTTACAGATGATCCGTGATGTAACAGGTCTTAACGAGGCTAGAGACGCTAGTGTTCCAGATCCTAAATCATTGGTTGGTGTCCAGAAGTTAGCAGCGGCTAATTCTAATGTGGCAACACGACATATACTTCTTGGATCATTGTTTTTAACAGCAGAGGTTGCCGAAGCTTTATCCTTGAGAATATCGGATATATTAGAGTATTCACCAACAGCAGAAGCGTTCGTGCATTCTATAGGAGCTCATAACGTTGCTACGTTAAAGGAAATGTCTGAGTTATACCTATATGACTTTGGTATATTTATAGAACTTGAACCAGACGAGGAGGAGAAGCAGATGTTAGAGAATAATATCCAAACAGCTATAGCGCAAGGTTTAATTGATTTAGATGATGCTATTGATGTTAGAGAGGTTAGAAATGTCAAGCTAGCAAATCAGTTATTAAAAATAAAAAGAAAGAAAAAGCAAGAGCGTGAGCAAAAGATACAGCAAGAAAACATGCAAGCGCAAGCAAGCGCAAATGCGCAAGCTCAACAAGCCTCAGCTAATGCTGAGATACAAAAAAATCAGGCAAAAGCTCAAGCGGATATTCAACTCGAAACTATAAAGTCTGAAGGTAAGATGAATTACTTACAGGAAGAAGTAAGACTCAAGAAAGAGTTGATGATGTTTGAGTTTGAATTGAATCAAAAGACGCAAAATAAATCCCACAAAGAAAACATGAATCTCGAGGGATTAAAAGAGCAAGGGAAAGATAGGAGAGAAAAACTTAAAGAAGACACTAAAAGATTTGAATCTTCAGGTAATGATGTACTTGGAGGCATAAATATGGGAGGATTTAATCCTCAAATAGGAAAATAATTATATAATATTTTATCATGGAAAATAACAATCAAACAGATCTCGAGGAAGTAATCCAAGAGGTAGAAAAAGAAACGCCACAAGAAGTGGTTGAAGAAACCACAAAAGTAGATTTAAGTAAATTTGAAAGTGCTGACGAACCAGACATTATTAAAGTTGATTTAACAAAACCGCCAACCGATGAAACTAAAGAAAGTGACCCTGACGACACACGAGTGGCTGGAGGCGATGAAAGTCCCGAGCCCACACAAGAACAAGAAGAAGTACAACCGCAAGCAGAAGTACAAGAACAACCAGTATCAGTAGAGCAACCTAAAATTGAACTACCTGAAAACGTTGAGAAACTAGTTAATTTTATAAATGAAACTGGCGGTGATATTAGAGATTACGTAAATCTTAATAGAAATCTTGAAGATATAGATGATCAAGACGCACTTCTTGAATACTACAAAGAAACTAAACCGCATCTAACTTCAGAAGATATAAACTTCCTTATGGAAGATCAGTTTTCTTTTGATGAAGATTTAGAGGCGGAAAAAGATATTAAACGAAAAAAATTAGCCCTCAAAGAGCAAGTTGCCGAGGCTAAAGCCTACTTAGACGGGCAAAAGTCTAAATACTATGAAGATCTCAAGGCAGGAAGCAAGCTCACGCCTGAGCAGCAAGAAGCTATTGAGTTCTATCAAAAATACAATGAAGAGTCGGAAACGTCTCGCGTTAACGCAGATAATCTAAAGTCTGAATTTAATAAAAAAACAAATGAAGTTTTTGGTGACAATTTCGAAGGTTTCGAATATAACGTCGGTGACAAAAACTTTAGGTATAAGGTTAAAGATGTAGACAATGTGAAGACAGAGCAGAGTAACATTAACAATTTCGTCAAAAAGTTTTTGAACGATAAAAATGTTATGGAAGATGCTACTGGCTACCATAAAGGGTTATATACCGCGAATAATGCAGACGCAATCGCAAGGCACTTTTACGAACAAGGAAAAGCTGACGCTATACAAGACACTATGGCTAATGCTAAGAATATCAATACCAATGCTAGAGGTTCTCATGGAGAAGTTAAAGCAGGTGGAATTACAGTTCGAGCGCTTGGTGATACATCCGCAGACTTCAAATTTAAAATTAAACGTAAAAAATAAAAATTAAGAAAAAATGGCAATTTCAAATCCAGGAGGTAATTTGAATAGCGTTCCTGCTTCAGGCAGGCAAGCGTTAGTTTCGAATTATCTCGATTTAGCTACAGGAAGCGCAGACACGCTTGGCTGGGCACAACAATATTTACCAGACCTAATGGAAAAAGAGGCTGAGGTATTCGGACCACGAACAATCTCAGGTTTCCTTTCTCAAGTAGGTGCTGAAGAGGCTATGGCTGCTGATCAAGTAGTATGGTCTGAACAGGGTAGACTACACTTGTCTTACTTAGGACACGTAAACAGTACTGCTGGTGGTGTAGATTCATCTTGTCAAATTGATATCGTTTCTGATATCGATGGAAACACTGAGGTAGCTGGCGGTACAGCCGCTGCGCCAAATCACGGTATCCGTGTGAATGACACAGTTATTATCTCTGACGCAACAAACGGAGTTCTTAAAGGTTTAGTAGTAGCAATTAACACAGCTATTGACCAAATTGAAGTAGCTATTTATGGAGCTGCTGCGCCAACGGGTACAACTTCAGGAACAGCAACAACTATACTAGTTTACGGTTCTGAGTACACTAAAGGTGTTTCTTACTTTGCGGGTGGTACAGATACTACACAGCGAGATTCTCGTGGAGCTAACGAGCCTGCATTCAAGACGTTTACTAACAAGCCAATCATCATGAAAGATTACTACGAAGTATCAGGTTCTGATACAGCTCGTATTGGTTGGGTTGAAGTAGCTTCTGAAATGGGTGCTTCTGGTTACCTATGGTACCTAAAAGCTGAGTCTGATACTCGTGCTCGTTTCACTGATTACTTAGAGATGGCTATGCTAGAAGGTGAGAAAGGTGGTGCTGGTAACGACACTACTGAAAGTTCAAATGTTATGTACAACGCAACTGGTAATGAGACTGGTACTGAAGGTTTATTCGCTGCTATCGAAGATAGAGGTAATATCACTTCTGGTATCACTGGAGTTAACGCTGCTACTGACTTAGCTGAGTTCGATGCTATCCTTGCTGAGTTTGACTCTCAAGGTGCTATTGAAGAGAACATGTTATTCCTTAACCGCGCGACTAGCTTGGCTATGGATGATATGCTTGCTTCTATGAATTCTTACGGAGCTGGTGGTACTTCTTACGGAGTATTTAACAACGAAGAAGAAATGGCTCTTAACTTAGGTTTTATGGGATTCCGTCGTGGATCTTACGATTTCTACAAGTCTGACTTCCGTTACTTAAACGATAAAGCTACTCGTGGTGGAATTAATGCTACTGCTGGTGCTAACGCAATCCGTGGAGTAATTGTTCCTGCTGGTACATCAAACGTATACGATCAGATGCTAGGTAAAAACCTTAAGCGTCCATTCCTACACGTTCGTTTCCGCGCTTCTCAAACTGACAACAGAAAGCTAAAGACTTGGGTAACAGGTTCTGTTGGTGCTGCTACATCTGCTTTAGATGCTATGCAAATCCA